GTGATGGGGGGGGGTCCGTATAAAAATCGATAACTACCCTAACCTACACTGTATGTCTTTTTCGACCTTTCTATCGCTTTAATATAAAAAATTTTTCCAAATAAAAATGCTACAAGATCCATTTTTATAAAATGAAATATAAGAAATCTCGAAGTCCTTATTGGAATTTCTGGAAGGTTGTTTTTGCGGGGTGGTTAATACGATATCCTCGGCAGTGCTTTACGTTTTTCGGAGGTACTATCGGATTCTTAATTGTCTTGATATATAATGCATTGAGATAAAAAAATTCCGGAAAAAATTTATGCCTACAGAAGTTCGCCCATGGGGAGTATTTGAAACACTATTAGATGAGATTGATTATAAAGTAAAACGAATCATTATTTCTCCAAACCACTCAATATCGCTCCAATATCACTTCCATAGGGAAGAATATTGGACAGTTGTTGAGGGTAATGGAGAATTAACTTTAGAAGATACTGTGAAAAATGTAGAAGTTGGTAGTACAATTTTTATAGGAAAAAAAGAAACACATCGTCTCAAAGCAGGTAAAAATGGAATCTCAATAATTGAAGTTCAACTTGGTATATGTGATGAAGAAGATATTGTGCGTTTAGAAGATAACTATGGGAGAATAGAGTAATGGAAAAGATTTATCACATATATGCAAAGGACCGCTGCATATTTCACTCGATCAAAGAAGATGATTTTGAAGTAACTTGGAAAACCTTAAATAACATGATTGATCTTATAAACACAGACTATAAAATTTCTGATTTATCTTATGAGGAACTTATGGTGAACCGGAATGTCTCTCTGGATAGTTCCTATTGACAATGCATATATATACTGTTAAAATGAACTGAAGGATTTTTTTTCTTATGGCAAAAGGATTTACTGTTAAAGCAGCAGCACCAAAACCCAGTGAAGTTGACTGGGATTATGATGCAATTAAACAAAGAATGAGGGGAAAGAGTATTGTATTCTGTCTTCCTGGCCGTGGATGCTCTTTTGCTTTCCTTAAAGCATTTGTTCAACTTTGTTTTGATCTAGTGCAAAATGGAATGAGCATTCAAATTTCTCAAGACTATTCATCAATGGTGAACTTTGCACGATGCAAATGTCTTGGTGCAAATGTTCTAAGGGGACCAAAACAAATTCCTTGGGATGGAAAACTAAATTATGACTATCAACTCTGGATTGATAGTGATATTGTATTCAATACAGAAAAATTCTGGCAACTTTGCGATCTTGCCTTCCCTGAAGAAGCAATCGTTGAAGAAACTGTTGAATTGGAAGATGGAACCACTGAAACCAACTATACAGTCGATGAGTCGAAGCACAGAAGCGTTGTTGCTGGTTGGTATGCTACAGAAGATGGACGTACAACCTCTGTAGCTCACTGGTTGGAAGAAGATGACTTCCGTAAAAATGGTGGAGTTATGAATCATGAGACAGTAGAATCGATCAGTAAGCGTCGTAAACCGTTTACTGTTGATTACACTGGATTTGGATGGGTTCTAATTAAGAAAGGAGTATTCGAAAACCTCGAATATCCATGGTTTGCTCCTAAAATGCAAGTCTTTGAATCTGGAAACGTTCAAGATATGTGTGGCGAAGACGTATCATTCTGTCTTGATGCAAAAGAAGAAGGATTTGATATCTGGTGTGATCCACGTATTCGAGTTGGTCACGAAAAAACTCGTGTAATCTAATATTAAATGAAGTTTAATATCTTATATAAAGATCGTAAGATATACCAGAACCTCACCCATGAAGAATGTGCTGAGGTTCTTGACGAAATTTCATTTAAATACTATAATGATGAAGAATTTGATATTACATTACTTGAACTGGAGGAAATCTAATGGCACTAAATAAAACTGTTTTTGAAAAAGGACCTCCAAAAAAGACAAGGCAAGGTCGTTCTCCTCGAACTCTTCTCTCTGCAACTGCCCGAAATGGTCCAAAAAAGAAGTATAGAGGTCAAGGTAAATAATTTATAGAGTGCTTAAATAGAAATAAGCACTCTTTTTTTATGTCTTCAGAAAAAGAACTTTATATATTAAACTGGATAGAAGAAGTTTCCAAATCAAGAAAGGAATTAAATGGATTTTCTATATGTCCTTTTGCAAAAAAATCAAAATTTAAAATTATAGAGTGTTCTGTAGAAGATATTGTACCAATTGAAGGATATCAAGTTGTTGTTTTCATAGTAGAAGATTATTTTGATTTGGATGCTATTTTACTTTGGGTTGAATTTTACAATTCAAAATATAAAAAATGGAAATTTTTTGAAGATTGTTCAAATTATGCTACATATATTAATGGTATTAAAACAAATAACGGAAAATATAATCTTATTTTATCCCAACCAACTGATGAATTGAAAAAATTTAGAGAAAATCTAGCAAAAACTTCATATTATAGCATGTGGGATAAAGAATATTTGAAAGAAATTCTAGAAGATGACTACAATATAATAAAAAACGGGATAGCAACCCCGTAAAAAGTTCTGATTTTAATAATCAGGAGCTAAAAATGACCAAAAAAGTAGACAAAGATCAAAATTTTATGAAAAATGAGTGGGGAACTGAATATTTGTCAAGTGAATATGGTTGGGATAATCAAATCTCCAAGCAAAAAATGCTTAGGGAAATTTCAAATGATGATTTAACACCAAAAAAGCATGATTTTTACTATCAAAATGAAATTCATGAGAAAATTCGTAATGATGACGATTATGATGATTGGGAGTATGGCACAGAACCTCTATACGAATACAAAAAACTAGGATAAATAATACAGTTTTTACACATTTTATGCCGTTAGAGCGAGTCAGTAAAGGTTTTAAAGACCTAAGTATGACTTTTCAAGTCAATCCACTAAAATATGACTTAATTTCGCTTAGTAACGAAAGTGCAATTGCTCGCTCTATTCGTAATTTGGTACTTACGTATCCCGGAGAAAGATTTTTTGATGAAAATCTAGGATCTAGAGTAAGTCGATCTCTTTTTGAAAATATTGATGAAATAACAGCATCAATAGTTAAAGATGAAATTGAAAATACTATTCGAAATTATGAACCAAGAGTAGATCTTATTGAAGTAAGAGTTTTTCCAAATTATAATGAGGATGAGTTTAATGTAACTATAATTTACAATATAGTAGGGATTGATGTTTTACCCCAACAATTATCATTTGCACTTCAGCCAACAAGATAAATGGCATTAGTTAATTTTACAAATTTAGACTTCGATCAAATAAAAAGTTCTCTTCGTGAGTATCTAAGAGCGAATTCGAACTTTACTGATTACGATTTTGCGGGATCAAATCTTTCATATATAATTGATCTTTTAGCATATAATACGTATATTACATCATATAATGCCAATATGGTTAGTAATGAGGTTTTTATTGACAGTGCTACATTAAGGGAGAATGTAGTTTCACTAGCAAGAAATATTGGATATGTTCCACACTCTCGCTCTGCATCTAGAGCAAATATAACATTCTTTGTGGATACAACGGGATTTCCCACCAATCCAATTACATTAACACTTAAAAGTGGTGTTGTTTGCACTACAAACAACACCTTTGCTAATCAAAGTTTTTCCTTTATTATTCCAAGTGATATAACAGTTCCCGTTGTAAATGGAATTGCATTATTTGAAAATATTGACGTTTATGAGGGTTCATTTGTAATTAACAACTTTACAGTAGATGCAAATAACCCAAATCAAAAATTTATTTTAAATAATGCAAATATTGATATAGATTCTATTAGTGTTTTTATAAGAAATACTGAACCAAGTACAATAAAAAATCAATATAGACTGGTAACAAATTTATTTGAAGTTAATTCCGAATCTAGAGTATTCTTTATACAAGAAATTGAAGATCAAAGATATGAATTAATTTTTGGTGATGGCGTTTTTGGCAGAAAACTTGATAACTTAAATTTTATTGAAGTATCATATAATATTACAAATGGGGAACTTGGAAATGGAATTTCTGCATTTAATTACAGTGGTCGTATAGTAGATGATTTAAATCGGGTTGTGACAACAGGAATATCTCTTATTACTACAAACTCTCCTTCCCAAAATGGAAGAGAAATTGAGTCTGTAGAATCCATTAAGAAATATGCACCTAGAAAATACTCAGCTCAAAATCGTGCAGTTACTGCGACGGATTATGAAACTATCATACCAAAAATATACTCAGAAACTGAATCAGTATCTGTATTTGGTGGAGAAGATTTAAATCCACCAAGATATGGAAAGGTTTTTATAAGTATAAAACCAATTAATGGACCATTTGTATCAAATCAAGTAAAAGATAATATTGAAAGAGATTTAAGAAAGTATGCTGTTGCCGGTATAGTTCCGGAGATTATAGATTTAAAATATCTCTACTTGGAGACAGATACTACCGCATATTATAATTCAAATACAACTTCTGATCCAAATTTTCTGATAGATAAGATATTAAGAAACATAAGAAATTACTCAAATTCAAAAGAACTTAACAAATATGGTGCAAGATTTAAATATAGCAAGTATTTAAAAATTATTGACGATTCTGATAGTGCAATCACATCAAATATTACAAAAATTATAATGAGACGTGATATGAAAGCAGTATTAAATACTTTTTCTGATTATGAAATTTGCTTTGGAAATGAATTTTATATAAAAGATAAGACTGGTTATAACATAAAATCTTCCGGATTTAACATTGCCGGAATAAATCATACATTGTACCTTGGAGATACTCCAAATTCGGATGGAACTACGGGAAATATATTATTTTTCAAATTGCAAAATGCACAACCAGTAATTGTAAAGAAAACTGCTGGTATAATTGATTATTTAAAGGGAGAAATACGATTATTTCCAGTTAATATAATTTCGACAGTTAAGCAGTCTTTTGAGCAACCAACCATTCAAATTTCTGCTATTCCAAAATCAAATGATGTAATTGGATTGCAGGATTTGTATTTGCAACTAGATATTAATAGTATTAAATTAAACATGCTTTCTGATGAAATTTCTTCAGGTTCAGATACATCTGGATCTTCATACAGATTTACATCAAGTTACACTAATGGAGACCTCGTAAGAATATAATAGAAAATGACAGAAACCAGAATCAAAATTATTTCCGTTCTCAACAATCAACTTCCTCAATTTGTTAGAGAAGAATTTCCTTTAGTATCAGAATTTTTATCACAATACTATATTTCTTTAGAAAATCAAGGTGGAACTAGTGATATACTTCAAAATATTGACCAATATGTTAAAGTTGACAATTTAACAAATTTAATCGAATCAACGACTTTAACTTCCGAAGTTACTTTTTTTGATTCTGTAATTAATGTATCTTCTACTGCGGGATTTCCAGATTCCTATGGATTACTATTGATTGATTCTGAAATTATTACATATACATCAAAAACTTCGACAACTTTTGAAGGATGTGTTCGTGGATTTAGTGGGATTACTTCTTATGATGAGTTAAAATTTGAAGAATCTGATTCGCAACAGCATATTTTTGGGTCAATTGTAAATAACTTAAGTATTCTTTTCCTAAAAGAGTTTTTAATCAAAGTTAAGAAGCAAATTACTCCTGGGTTTGAATCCAGAGAACTATATTCAGAATTAAATGAAGGACTTTTTATTAAACAAGCGATAGATTTTTACTCATCAAAAGGAACTGATAACTCATTTAAGATATTATTTGGAGCTCTTTACGGGGAAAGAGTAGAGGTAATTCGACCAAGAGACTATCTCATTCAACCATCTGATGCACAGTATCGTATTACTTCCGATTTAGTTGTAGAAGCGATTCTTGGCAATCCTGAGGACCTCGTTAATACAACATTGTATCAAGACCAAAATGATTTTCTAGGAAGAGCTCAAGGGACAATATCAAATGTTGAAAGAATCCGAAGAGGTGATAAAGATTACTATGTTATTAGTTTAGATTCCGACTATGATAAAGATATTCTGCCAAAAGGGACAGTATATGGTAAGTTTTCATTGCATCCAAAAACAAGAACTCTGATTGAATCCGAAATTGATTCATCGACGTTGGAAGTGGATTCTACTGTAGGATTTCCTACCAAAGATGGAACTCTGTTCGTTGAACTTGTGAATGGAACATCACTAAACATATCTTATACCAGTAAAACTTTAAATCAATTCTTGGGATGCTCTGGAATTACTCAAAATATTCCAGAAAATTCAGAGATAAAGACTGATTTTTATGCTTATGGATACGGTAAAGATAGTGATGAGATTAGGATTAGGATTCTTGGGGTTTTGTCTGAATTGGAAATACCAGAAGATACACTTTTTTATTCTAAAGGCGACAATATAAAGATAAAAACCCTAGGTGTAGATTTAAGTGATTATAAGTCAAATAATTGGTTTTTTAACGTTCCTGTTTCCTACGATGTAAAAAGTGTTGAATTATTAGATATTTCAGATTTATCTTATAGAATAGTTGTATATGATAATCACACTTTAAAGGTAGGAGATTTAGTAACTATAATTTCTTCAAGTGATGAT